GATTCATGGTTTGCGATACTTGATTTCTAGGGCTACGGCACGAAGACCAGACTCTATGGCTCTCCCGAGTGTCGCGACCGAACTGGCCAGGGCCAACAGCCCAAAGAAAACACACGCACCAAGTCCCACGGCCATTGCAATCACGCTGCCTCCCATTTTGGTTGCGGTATGGCGGTAAGGAAATGTCCGGTGAACTTGCGGGCCTTCGCCTTCGCCTTCAGTTCCCTTGCATTGTTCCAGCTCAGCAGGGCCAAATTGTCCACATGTGACAAATCATCTGGCAGCGCCGCTACGGGAATCCGTGTCCCCGGAGTCAGCATCCCCTGTTTCGTGGGCGCTTCATCGAACACGGCTGGCAGCGTTGCCCCGACGTAATTCAGCAGCACGTTTCCCTTGGCGCTCGCGCCCCATCCGTACAGCCCATCCTTGGAAAACGCCTCTTGCAGCTTCGGTCGAAGATTCCTGACGCGGGCGGCGAACTCCTGATACGGAGCCATGCGCTTGAGGTCGGATTCCTGCTCCCGCTTCCAGAGTCCTACCATGTTTTCCGTGAGATGGGCCATTCGAGCGTGACAGAGGTAGTACCGCATCGTGCCACCGTGAATCGCTTGTGGCTTGCAGTCGAACACCGCGAGTCCTACCTGTTCACACGCTTTCCGCATCGGCCCGAGCGACCAGTAGGATAGATGTTCGTGATAGATCGTATCGAAGGCGTTCATGTAGAGGAGCGGCATGATATGTGGACATTCGATGATGGCGATGCCGTAGCGGTCTAACGCTGTCGTAATGCCCTTCAGGAAGCCCAGCACGTCATCGACGTGTCCCACCACATTTGTGGTAACGATCAGGTCGGCTTTCCCGTGACGCTCGGCTATTTGCTCGGCGTGTTCAGTAGTCCAGAACAGCGGCAGGATCGGCACGGAGTGTCCATTTAAGACCGGAGAAGGGTCTATCCCGAGCACTCGGTGGCCGTGGCGTTCAAAGGCATCGAGCAGCGTCCCGTCGTTGGCCCCGATGTCAAGCACAAAGCGTTGACTGTGGTGCTGTCGCGTATATTCTGTTGCCAGGTCTTCACAATGCTGCTGCCAGCCATTCGAGACGCCAGCGCAGAACGGATAGTTGCGGTAGAGCCGTTCAGGATTCACGACGACCGTTAACTGAGACAGCCCGCAGGACTGACACAGGGCAATCGTGAGCGGGACGCGGAATTCGGGGGCCGTCAGGTCGGATGGCTTCAAAAAGGCATTAGCGAGCGGTTGCTCTCCTAACGAGAGGTACTCTGTAAGTGGCCCATCGCAGACCCGGCAACTGATATGTGCTGTTACGTCCTTCACGGCAAAACCCACGTCATTTGCAGGTCTGTACCACAACTGGGACACAACATTGCGCCGATGGTGCTCCACGAGGTCTCACTGTAGCCCCACGGCCACGCATGGTTGCGCCAGCAGCCTTCCACGGAAATGACCGACCGGATATGGCTTACCGACACTTTGCAGCCCGGTATTCCCTGTAGTGTATTCTCATGCACTCTCTGCAAGCTCTCGCACCAGTTTTTTCGTAGATGTAGAGATTTTCTCCACTGTATGGGTGCCCCCGAATACAGTGCGTCTTTCTGGCGTTGGCCGCATTTATCGTGTTACCACGCAGTAGGTTGATCTTTCCAGATACCGGCTCAAGATGTTCTGGTCTAACGCAGAAAGTATTTCTACAGAGATGGTCAAGTTGTAAGCCTTCTGGAATGGCACCCATGCAGTACTCGTAGGCGAAGCGATGGGCCATTACTGTTTTCTCGCCGCGATTGGGCGTAAATGTCCCATAACGACGGCCTTTTCTACTACCGCGCCATTCCCAACAGGTATCCGTTTTATCGACGCGACTCCAAAACCGAACATCTGGAGTACCATTCCAGTTACGATGGCAAGCCTTCGATAACCTCCTCACGCTCTCCACGCGCCCACACATTGCAGGTTGGTGTCTTCCATTTGCTTCACGGCCTTCTTGTGGTCCTGCCATGATACAATCTTCGTATCGACGTGACCGCACACTACGTCGGTGTGAACGAAAATTCTGAACCCGGCATTGCGGGCGCGGTCACAGAACCCGCTATCCTCACCGACTTCTACTGGAACGAATTGCTCTTGTACGGCCGATGGGTCTTCCTGCGCCGCTTTCTCCAGCTTCTCCCACTCGGCTCCCGGCAGACCACGGAAAGGATTGCGACCGTCAAAACGCGTGCGCGCGAAATTGTCCAGTTCGGCCATGATGGCTACCCAGCGGTCGAACGGAACGCGCATGCGGAACCACGGGTCGCGCAGCCCTTCAAATACATGTCGCTTGACCAGTAGAAAAGCGGCACCGGTCCGCATGACTTCCAAGACACCAGAACCAGGGAAGTGACTTTCCCACGTTCCCGTTCCGGTATCAATCGTCGGCAGAGCCAGGTCGCCACGCAAAGGACAGTACGCACCAATAACGTCCGCATGGGGCATCTCTCCATAGGCGGTAGGCAGGAGGCCAGGTACGCCGTTCTTCACATCACCGACCAGGGCCGTTGGCGGAGCGACCATATCGCCGTCCACGAACAAAAGCCATCCGGCGCCCATACGGAGCATCTGGCGCACCGCCTCATTGCGAGCTTTCTCGACCAACGTTCCCGGCAAAAAGGTGTAACTCACGTTCCCGAGACCGGACCGTTCGGACGCCGCGCGCATTTCCAGCAACGATGAAACGAACTCATGCCGCACATTCCCGTACGTGGTGCAGCAGACGAGCCCCGCCGGGATCGCGATTTGCTGCGCTTGTGGCGCGGTCATACGGCAGCCAGTTGGCGCGGTGTCAGCGTCGCCGTATCCATCTGCGTCGAACCTTTGGGAATCAGTTCATCCTCAATAACCGGCGCGTACGAAAATTTCTTGCAGTCGATTAGCGTGACCCGGATCAGCCTTCGCTTGCCCCGCATATAGCCCAACGGGTAATGCAACGGACAATGCACGGGGACGATGCGTTCCGTTCCACGGTCCATGTCGAGGATCGCCTGTTCCAGTTCCGGCTGAAGCGCCAAAGCGCCTAGCCGTCCCCTGACAAACTGCGGCGGGACGCGATACCACTGATTATTCGGTTGGGGGAAAGGTTCGAGCGCATCGAGGCGCAGGGAGACCAAATCTCCCAACGCGGCCCGGAGCTGGTGCGGAGCCGACAGACGTTCCGTCATCGCCTGAATACGCTGGAGATCGTCTGGCAGATGGTAGATGTGAAAGATGTCGCTCCACGGATCGGCCCACATGTCGATATGCGCCCGCTCGGCTCGGATACAGAACTGTCGATCTTCCCCGAGCATCAAGCCTTGGTCCATCGTGCGTTCGGGAATCTGTTCGAAGGAAATCCCCGCTTGAATCACAGGCGTGCGAATCAGCGAGCAGGCCCCCTGGCCCCAAACACGGGTTAATTCACGATTCACGAGCTTGGCGCGGAACTCCCATTCTTCCATCCCGCGACCGTCCAGCAAATAGGGATGCCGTAACCATACTTGCGGTCCAGCGTGGGACGGTACGGTTTCTTTGGTGGCGCGAACCCAGTGCGTGAAGTACACGGCACACGCAATCGGCTTCTCCACGGCCCACAGTGAGAGCAGCGTCGTGCGGTCCATGAGCAGGTCGGCATCGGCCAGCCAGATAGCATCCGCTTTGAGCGCGAGCGCCCGCTGGAGAATCTTGTTCTTGTTCGCCCCCACGCGGCGCATGGAGTTTGCGGTCCACTGGTGAGTAGGTATTCCGGGGGCGTCGCTGAAATCGCCATCTGTACTCGGGATACCACGCAGCACTTCGCCGCCGCGTTCCTTCACCCACGCGCGAAGATACGCCTCTGCGTCCGCTTGTTCTTTGGTGAAATCGGGGACGAAGACGTAATGCACTTTGCAGCGCTTGGGTAACTCTTGCCACGTGAGCGATTCAAGGAACGGCTGGAGTACGGCGAGCGGCTTACGCACACTCGTGCCGACCACGATCAGCGGCTCGTGGGCTTCGGGGAGAACGGCGAGTTGCACGGCTTAGGCGGGGTAGCGCATAGGCGCTACTGTCTGCTCACTGTCATTTGTCAGCCACAGAAAGAGCGTGCTGGTATTCGAAAGGGGATAGCTGGTCTTTGACCCGCATATATGCCTCAAACTTAGCCTTACGGTGGTCTGGCATCAAGTAAGCCAGATGTTTCCAAGCGAGCGTGTCGGCCACCCCAATCGGCCCCGGCCAATTCGAGGGCATATGCCCCACGTGTATCCCACGGTCCTGAAAGGCTGGCGTCCACGCCTTGCGGCCCATCGCATCGGGCGGCCCGAAGCCGAGCTTCGTATCCTTCCCGGCGGCCATACGGAACATCCAGGGGCGCGGTAACTGGGGGCCCAATTGCCACGGCCCGTCGATTCTAGCGGTCTGTTCGCTATCCCAGAGGTCCCAGAGGCCCCACGCCCACGCAGAAACCTCCCACGAGTTGCAATAGGGACGCGGATCGCCCACCAGCAGCATGTCGGCGTCCATGATGAGCCCCCAACCGTCGCCAGCCTCTTTCGTGAGCCAGCCCCACAATTCTTCCCGAGCAGACTTTTCAGCGCCCCACGCCGCTTGTCCTGACGGTCGGACGGAGACCTGCACGCCCATCTCTAGGGCTATGTCTCGCGTGTTGTCGGTCGATGCATCATCGAGCAAAAGTACGGTATCGGAAAAAGACAGGGCGTTCTCCAGCACCCGCTTGAGATAGCGGTCTGGGGCACCTTCGTTTTTCGCAAGCAGGGCTGTCACCAGCCGAGGCATATCAGATTCCTAGGATTGGGCGGCGCTGATCGCGCTGTTGAAGATGTATGCCGTGCCTCCTGACATGATAACAAGACTCGCTCCAGACGCGCCACCGATGGTGAACACGACTTCGTTCACGGCTACATTCGTTTTGGCGGCGCTCAGAGTAACGGCGGAAGCGGCTAACGTACGGACGCTCGCTAGCCGGGCTTGGTTGAGGTTGAACGTGCCGTAGGAGAGGGCCAACGTAGAGACGCCGGAACTGTACAGTCCGAGGCTTGATTCGCTGCTGAACGCGAGGCTGGGCGCGAGCGCCGTACCCAGTGGAAGTTCGAGTTGGCCGTAGGAAAGGCCCATGCCAGAAGCAGCGGAGCGGTACCAGCCAAGTTTCGGTTCGGCTGTGAAGGTGAAAGATGGCGTAGCAGCGGCGCCGGCATAGACAGCGACAATGCCTCCGGTGTTGCCGTTGGCATCGCCATTCCGAACGTTAAGTGTACCAACATCCCAATAGACGTTCTGTCCCGCCGCTCCGGTTCGTAACGCACTATTGCTGGGAAAGGCTATTCCTACGGACGCCGCCGTATCCATGATTGAGACGGTACTGCAACTGAAATTGCCAGTGACGTTCAACGCGCCAGAAATGCTGCTTGAATTTGCGCTTGTCAGGAGGATGTTGGCGGTTTCGGCTGATGTGAGTCCCGTAAACAGACTGTTCACTTGGAACAGATGGGACGACATAAAGTTATTAAAAGAAATGCGCGCCCCGGCGGATGATATGCTTACCAGGGCCGGGGAATTTCCCGCTGGTCCCTGAGCGTAAGTACCATAAAACTTGATAGTGGGATTGCCGGATGTGACAATTATGGCGGTCAGCGTAGACTTCGAAGTTACCTGACAGCCGATAAACGTGATGACACCACTATTGGCTACCAGCATGGGCGATCCCAACAAACCGCTGTTCGGGTCTTCGAAGTGGCAGCCGATAAACTCCATCCGGCCATTGGTGATGCTCACTTGCGATGTATCGAAAGCGCACATGTAAAAATGAAAATCACCCGCGTTGTCGGCTAAGACAATGGCGTTACTTGCGGAACTGGTGTTACCAGCGAAGGTGCAATGGTGAAAGAGCATCTGCTCGCCAGCTTGCGATGCATTGGTATTGTCAAATGCGCTACTACAGTTGCTGAAGAAACAATGTTGAAAAAATAGGTTCCACGAGGAGGTAAATGAGTTGCTGAAGGCCCGTTGCACCCCGAGGGCGCCGCCAAACGAAACATTCTCGAACGCCATTCCAGCGCAATTCACCATACTTAACAATGTCTGACCGTCGCTCGTCCCCTGGCCCCAGAGCCCGAGGTCGCGAATCCCAAATCCCGCCCTAATGGGATTGGTCGCATTGTTCCATGTCAAACAGGTGTTTGCCGACGTAAGGTTGAAGTTGAGCGCCGATCCTTCGTTGGTATAGCCACGGAGAAGAATGGGGGCAGAAATGGTGAGTTGGCTCTTGATGAGATATTTGCCGGGCGGGAAAAATACCGTGGCACCTTCTCCGGTAAGGTAGCCGCCGCCAAGCGCCATGGCCGCGCTCAAGGCCGATTGAATCGCCGCAGTATCATCCGTGATGTTGTTCCCAATAGCCCCAAAAGCTCGGACATCGAAAACCTGACCACCGGAGTCAATGGATTTGGTAACCAGGGCGGTACTATAGGGCTGTACGACAATGGTATTGCCGCTTTGTGCCGCAATGGTGTTGTGCGATAGTACGTTTAGGACGGCAATGGTCACGCCACTTTGCACGGCCAGCGTATTGGTACTGATGCCTCCCACAACCTGCGCCGTCCCCACGGAACTCAAGTTCACGAATTGCGACACGCTCGAATTCAGCGTATCCAGATTGGCGGATAGCCCCGAGAACAGATTGTTGAACAAACCCGGAGTTGCCTCCGAGCGCTCTGGCACAGGATAGCCGTAGACGGTAAGGCTCGTGAAAGTGGAAAGGGAACCGGCCATTAGGGGATTGTCTCCGTGATGCTAGAGCGGATGTAGACCTTGGAGCCAGTCGCGATGAAAAAACTTCCGGGCTCGCTCTGAATCCTCCAGATGAACGGAGTAATGCCAGCGCTCTCCACTTGGGGGTAGATGCGGTTCAGGCGGCTTTCCGCCGATACGGGGCCCGTCTTCGTCCAGACCATCGCTAGTCTATGCCGTCACTTCCCCGCCACTTGAGTCTCATCACGAGTCCAGTGCGATCACGTTGACGCAAAGCCGTGTCAGTCGGGCAGCTCCCGACGTAAGACAAATAGCGGTTTCTCGCCAGCGATTCTCCTTCCACGTTGTTGCGGCTCGCTTCCAGAAGCTCCACGGTCTTGTACAGGATGGCCGCGTGCCACCGCTCGTCTAACACTGGCGTATCCGTACTCTGCACGAGTGTCGGCACCTTCGTCATATACCGAAGCTGGAGACTGTACGCGCTGTTCGGGCTGGGCCACAGCTCTAGCCATGATGCCGCCACGACGTAGGCTTCCGGGATACCAGCGGTGGTATTCGTTGCTGAGTTGTCCCCGTTGATGGGCTGCGCGTCGATCCAGCGGTAATCCCGCAAGCGGAGCGGCACGACCCAGGTGCCCGAACTGGTCGCCGTGCTCCACGATGGGATATAGAGCGTGAAGGCCAGCGGATAGTCGAAGTCCGTCGGGGTCGCAATCCGGTTGCCGCCACTCGTGGTCGAACTGATCGCCAGCCCTTCCATCGGCCGGTGCGGATTGATGCGGGTCGCCACTTCCGAGTACGCGAGGTTTGCCCAGAAGGACGCTTCGCTGAGAGCCCAGTCCAAGCGGCCGCCGCTCATCGTGGTAGCGTTTGAGCAGATCGTCCCCAAATTCATGATCGGCATTTAACGCATGTCCCGGTCCACCCACACCGCCGTAGTAGTATGCAAGCTGGCGAGCGACAGTGGATGCTTGACTGGTATGGTCTTCACGAGCACCCAGCCGAACAATCCGAGGAACTCGTGGGGCATCATTAGAAGGCGTTTCCGGCCAACACCACCGTCGAAGCAGAGATGATGGAGCCGAACCGCAGCCAGCGCATACCAGGGGTAATCGAGAAAATGCCAGTTGTGATGACGGAGGTAATCGTGCTCCAGTTCAGCGGTGCCACAGTACCCTGAGGGCCGCCCATGGGCTGAATCCCGTCGTCATTGGACGCCTGAATGACGGGACCGTTCGTGGCGAAGTTCGACGCCGAGGACGCCACCATGACAGAAATGGTGTTGTAGTCCTGTACCAAATACGGGACCGAGGTAACCGTGGAGCTGGACGCAGTGAACACGTAAATCGGGATCGGCGTATAGGTAATGTTCATTTGTGCCTCCACGGTCGCCATGCTACGAGCGCCACGATTCCCAACAACACGTCATCCCAGCCCAGACTGCCATCGGCGAACATCGCCGTTCCGACCGCCGCCCAGTAGCCGCAGAACGTCGCCCACCTACCAAAAACGGGCGAGCGATTCGCGCCCGCCCGCATGGCTCTCGGTTCCATCGTCGCTACGACTGCGCTGCGCTAAGCGTCGAGCCGCCGAAGAAGTAGATGCTCTTGCCGCTCGAATAGAACACGCTAAAGCCCGACGCGTTCTGAATGAATCCCCACTGGCCTATCGTCCGTCCCGACGCCGGGTCCGCATAGGTAATCATCGAATACGGCGCGTCCGTCGTCAGGTCTTGCGGGTAGACCGGCATAATCTAAAAGATGCCGAAGCGAACGAACGCCCACGTCTGCACGCTCAACGTGATCGCCGTAATGGACGAGTTGATGAACCCCAACTCGAACTGTCCGGCAATCGTACAGTGGGACTTCCAGACACAGGCCCGCGAGACCGCTGACGCCAGAGGAGAGAGAATCGGGCCCCCGAAGATCACGTCCGTCGGCCGCACCTGCGTCCAGACCACGGTCGTTATCACGGAGTCCGAGGCCGGCACCGCGTAGTTGACGCCGGTAAAGGACATCGTGGAACATTGCGCGAGGCCGGAACTGGCGCTCAGGGTATCGAGCGACTGACCCCCGCCGAACCCGAACTGGAGCACCCCAACGGAGACCGGCGCCTGCAACCCAAACGGATTGTTGCCAGCACCACCGCCGGGGGGTAACGCGTATGTCGGCATTTACGCTCCTCTCTGATTCAGTGCTTTCATCTCCCGCCACATCTTCTCGTAGGTCTCCTCCGGGTATTCCCGGACGTAGCACCGATCAGAAATCCCACAGAACTCCATCACTATTTCGGCCTGCCGTTTCTTCGCTACCAGATACGGATAGATGGCCCGAAGAAATAGCGTCATCGTGTGTCGCCGTACCGCGCAACGGCCAATGCGTTTGTGGTGCCTCTGGCTGTTGGGTCGTTCAAACGTGTAAATGTCTGCCGCACCAATCAGCCCCACCACATGACTCAACAGCGCATGGTTCGTGTTGAAAGCTTGAACGAGTGGGAAGTAATAGAATCGTTCTCCACTCCGTCGCCGACGCCTTAGGATGCCGATATAGCCTTCACCATCCCAAAACGCTGCCAGCCAAGCGCGATCCACGGGCCGCAATTTCAATCCTGGCGGCGGTCCCCGCCTATCTGCGTTCGTTGCTTTTTTCGGATTTCGCTGCCGATATGCGAACTTGACACGGCAGTTATCCGAGCAAAACGTCTTTTGCTTGCCTCGCCCGACGTGTCGGGGCGGCAGGTCTTCGCCGCAATGGGGGCAGGTGTTCATGCGTATAGTATAGCACTTTCACACCAGCCCGGCAACCACTCTACAGCTAACTACGTAAGTTCAAGTAGCTCCTGATGTTCCCCAACAGCCACGGAACTCCCCGTGCCCAACTACAAACCCTTGCACAACTTTCCTCTTGATTACTTCCTGATCGAAGTCCTCTTCCATGCCGCCACGCGGCTTCTGGTCCCAAATCAGGTTCAGGTCGTGCTGATCGCCGATCAGGAACCAGTCGTCCACGTCCGTCAGGTAGTGACTGACCATGAAGGACAGCCCTTCCTCACGGATGGCGTTGATTTCGTTGTTCGACGTGCCGGGCTTGTACTCCGACTGCAACAGTTCCCGAGCGGTGAATAGGTCGTTCGGATAGACGATCAGGAGCTTCGGCCGGATGAGTTGCGGACGGCCCCGGTCGTCCAGGTTCTGCGTGTGGAAGTCGATCAGCGCGTTCTGCAATCCTGTGACCCCGAGATTCACGTCCGTCGAGGGCCGGTTCCGCAGATTCGCCCCGCCGTCCAACCGGGTATGCGCGGTCGAGAACAACTGGAGCCCGTCGAACCCGGTAGACACGAAGCCATCCACGTTCGTGGTGCCGAAGCCGTTCACGAACAGCTTGATCGCGGTCGTTTCCTGGTTGTTGATCGCCGATACCATCAGGGCTTCCTCAAACCGCGCGGCCTGTCCGTACAGCTCATGGTCGATCATTTACTGCGTAATCTTGTATCCGAGGGCGAAGCGCACGGTCTGATACGCCTGCGTGGCGCCGAAGATCGGATCATCGTAGACGATGTTTTCGCCTTCACCCTTTAAGCGCAGGGGCCCGAAGTCGGCGACCTTGAAGTCGGTCACCGTCGCTTTGCGGGTCGTCCGGATATTGCAGAACGACGTGTATTCGACGGGCCGGTGCGGATACGCCTCGTGCCAAATGTTGGACAGTTTGGGCTCCAACAGCACTAGCGCTTGGGACCGAGTTATTGTCATGGTTCAGTATCCTCGCGCTAGGCTTAGGTGAACGTGACAGACGACGTGCTGTAGATCGTCTGGCCAGCCTGGATGAACGCCACTTCCACGCGGGACAGCGCCGAGTCTACAGGACCGACGATCTCGACCACCCGCGACCAGACAGAAGTCGCGAGCAGGGAGAACGTCGAGGTAATACCATTGGCCGACACGATACTGCCGGCCTGACCAAAGGACATTCCGGATGCGGCTTCGCTGGTTAGCAGATCGACATACGCCGTGCAGCCCGGTCTCGGAATGGCGAGCACACAGGTGCCCGTCGGCACGGACTGGAGGCTCGCGTTCATCGCGACGCCCAAGAACGTCGAGAAGTTGCTGGACGTGTAGAGCGATGGCAGACGGCCCGGCCCGCTCATGCCGACCAGTTCGCCTTTCTGCCACTGGCCCTGCGCCAGCGTGGTGAACGCGGAGAACCGACGGTACTCCCAGTCGCCGCGAGCAGGAACAATTCCCAATGGCATGAAAACCTCCTTACGCTTTCACGGCGCTCGGAGGCGCCTTGATCGTGCGACCGGGCTCAACCGTAAACGACGGATCGGTCCCAGGCTTTGAATCGCCGAGCTGCAAGAACTCTCCAGCGGCATTGGCCGTTTGCTGATCCACGCGGTGGCGGACGATGGCGGCGTTCCGGGCGGCGCGCTTGGCATCACACACCATCAGCACGCAATCGCCCTGATGAATCGACTCACTCACGCCGAACGTCGCCCCAGCGGGCATTTCCTTGAGCCACGACTGCCCGATATCAGCCTTCGTGACTTCCCGGTAGCCGTCCGTCCCATACTGCACGGACTTGAAGCTGTCGGGCGCACCGGAAATCTTCGCGGTGCGGACCCATTGAAGCCGAACGGGGAGCGTCGGGACATCCTTTTCCGTGATTTCCCCTGATGGAGCGGTCAGACCAGCTTCCCCGAGGTTCCGGCGAATGGATTCTTGGAGCAGTTTGTGGTTGCGCTTCCCGAGGGCGGCTTCATCTTCGTCGGCGGAGTACATCTGACGGCGGGCGACTTCCAGACCTTTCGCCAAATCCCGACAGCGCCGGAGATTCGAGTAGCCGGGCACGTAGGTCAGGTCTTTC